ATGGTGGCCTTGCCCGCGGCGAAGGCAGCGATGTTGTTTCCGAGGGCTTCCCCCACCGCCCCGAAGGCACCAACGGAGAACTCAGCTAGCTGCTGCTGGGCATCCTTCTGCTCCCCCATGAGGGCGCGCACCCGAGCCGTGTACTCAATGTGGTTCGAAAGACTCCGCCCCTGCTGGCTCTTCTCCGTCTCCGTGGCGGCCTTGGCAGCGTCCGAGTCCGCTTGCGCCTTGGCGGCAAGGTCGTCCGCCCCGGACTTGGGATCTCCGTTGGCAGCCTCCGCCAGCAACCGGGCCTGCTCAGCCAGGGCCGCGTTCTTCGTCTGAAGGGCAGCAGCAGCCTCCCGGTCTACATCATTCAAGGCCGCCTGGGCCGCCGTCTGGTCATTCAGGGCCTGCGTGACCGCCGCCTGCTCGGCCATGGTCGGACGGCCCCGGCGAAGGGCCGCCTCGGCCCGTGCAAGCTCCGTGGTGGTGAAGGCCAGGTGTGCCTGGGCCTGGGACACCCTGGTCGTGTAGTCCACCGTGACCAGGGAGTTTGAGTTCTCCTCTCGCGCCACCCGAAGAGCTTCTACAGCGGCGCGTCTCTCAGCATCTGATGGCCCTCCGCTGGCCGAAGCCCTGGCATTCTTGGCCCGGGTCAACCGGTTGAGGGTGGTCTCCTCTTCCTTCTGGGCATCCGTCAGGATGACCGAGGCACTGCGAAGCTCGGCCGCAGCCGCAGCCGCATCCCTCTGCAAACGGGCGTTGCTCGCCGTAGCAGAGTTCAGGTTGCGGTAGGTGACGATGGCAGCCTCCTGGGCGGAGCGCAGTTCCCGCATCGCCCGGTCACCGGCCGCGCTGGCAGCGGCCTCATCCGACAGACCATCGACCGCCGCCTGGGCCTCCCGCCTGCGGGCCACGGCTGCCTCGTTCAGGCGAGTGCGCTGCTCGACCGTGGCAGCGGCTGCACGGGCCGAGGCCACCGTAGTGGCCAGAACCTGGTTGCGGTTCTCCACCACGGCATCCGTCGAATGCCGGAAAGACACACCCAGGATCCGCTGCTGCTCCTCGGCGTTGCCGCTGGCCAGGGCGTGTTCAATGAGTGCCCTGGCGGACGCCTTCTTGGCGTCAGTGTCCAGACGCTGGGCGTCGACCAGACGGGAGATAGCCGCTGCCTGAGCGTCTGCCTGATCCCCCGAGAACCCCCGCTGCATGAGGGCCACCTGCTGCTGGAGGATGACCAACTCCGCAGCACCTGCCGCTGAGCGGGCCTCCGTGGCGGTCTTGGCGGAGTTGATGGCAGCGGCTACGGAGGTGTAGGACCCCCCTAGACGGGTCGTGGACTCCGCCAGGGCTTCGGACCTGGCACGGTCAAGCTCCTGCGCGGCCTGGTGCTCGTTCAGGGCACTGACCAGCATCCCGACCACACCCACCGCCGCACCAGCGGCGATGCCCATGGGCCCAAAGGCTGCGGCAGCCTTAACCGCAATCTCTGCCAGGTCACCACCGACACCACCCAGGGACTTAGCGAACTCCGCCCCCTTCTGGCTGAGCTCCTGGAGCCCGGCGTTGCCCGTGGCCTTCAGGTCCTTCAGATGCTGCTCGGATGCCTTGGCCGCATCCCCGATCTTCTTCAGGGACTCCGCGCTGGAGTTGGACCCGCTGGCGACCATAGCCCCGGTTTCGGTCGCAGCACCCCCAACCTTGCCCAGGGACGTGGCGACCCTGTCCAGGTCCCCCGCGGCCTTCTCCGCACCCGGGGTGCTGACCGGGATCTCGAGGCCATTGTTGTTGGTCGCCATGATGGGTCAGTCCTTCTTGAGGGTCGACAGGGCAGCGATGAACTCAGCCCTGGTCATGTCGGGGATGCAGATGCTGTCCGCCCCCCCGACCTTGATGTCCCCCGGCTCGTTCGTGAACCGGATGAGCTGGGCCACACGCTGGAGGAGGTCCGACACCTCCTGGTTGGCCGAGGCCGGGGCCTCCAGGTCCACCACCAGGAGGGCCATGATGGGACGGCGGGGCACGGTGCTCCCTGCCGGGGGGGAGGCCGGAGCCCACGGTTCATGCGAGACCCTGCTGCTTTCGCTGTTGTTCGGCGGCATCTCGGTGCTGCTGGGCGATGTCTCGGTCACTTCGGTAGGCATCGTTCTGTGCTCTCTTCAAGGTGTCGATGGCGGTGAGGTCGACCAGGGTCAGGTCACGCCCCAGCTTCTCGCTGATGGGGATGCCCGACTCGCTCTGGGCCGCGATGGCATGGGTGAGTTCCACCACCCAGGGGTCCGCGGCCTTCACACACGCGAGGGGACAGGTGTCCGCGACCGGGGTCTGGGTCAATCTCGCCGTGTGCTCGGCCTCCTGCAGGAGGTCCCTGGGGAGCACGGGGAGCTTCTTCTTCCCGGCGGCCGGGCACCCCCAGCGGGCCTGTTGCTCCTTGGCGAACTCCATCTCGATGGCAAGGTTCGACGCGTCCTCCTGGGCGTTCCCCGTGGAGGCTGGTGGGCAGCGCCGTAGTTGCTCGAGGAGGGTGCATCCGCATAGGTCCCGCGTGGTCTTCAGACCCGCAGCATCGAGCCACGCGGCAACCGAAAAGGGGCAAGCGCCTTCGGGCTCGCCTCCGCACGCTGGATGACCACAGCGGCGAGCTCCTGGATGGCCGAGTTCCCGAAGGTCTCGATCAGGTGGTCCAGCCACTCATCGGACCCCACGCTGAACCGCTTGTCGATCTCCGTCACCTTCCCGTGCTCGGTGGCACGGTGAGGGAGGCCCCGCTCGTCGGTGTACTCGTGGCACGCCGTCACCACCGCCCGCTGCACCTTCTCCTCGTCCGAGTTCCCCCCCTTCACGAACCGGATGGAGGACGCCGTCAGGGGCTTCAGGGTGAACAGGCAGGGGCGGGCGGAGGGCCGGAGGGGGATGGCCTTGCGGTCACCCTCCGAACGGCTGCGCTCGTACACCGTCAGGGCACGGGAGGCATCCTGGGCCTCCGTGTCGATGGCAGGGTCGCAGCACAGGTGGCCGATGAGGACGATGGTCAGGGGGTCACTGGGGTTGCTCATAGTGGTACCCCTGTTGGCGACATAGGAGGATCACCCTGGGCCGGGTCAGCCGAAGGCCACGCCCTACCGTTTTCGGGCGGCAGGATAGAATCGATGGGTCCTCGGTGTGGTCGCCGCATAAGCGGGGGACCACCCGTCATCGATGCGGGTGAGGATCGTGGCAGCAGCGATTCCAGTCCGCTTCGCCCACTCGGTCAGGCGTAGCACCGTGCCGTCGGGGCCTTCGATGAGGTGCGAGGTCTTAAACGACTCGGTCGCCACGACCTCCTCGTCCGTTCTCCCTTGGCGAAATCGCTCGCGCATCCTGGCGTAGTTCAACCCAGTGCGGTCGGCCACCCGGCTGAGGGTCTCGCTCCCACCGTTGATGGCCACCACGAGGTTCTTCCTGGTGTTGTTCGCTTGTTCCTTCGGGGCGGCCCAGCGACAGTTGGGGGCGAGCCCACGTTCGCGGCAGTCCTCACAGAGGTCGTGCCGCCCGCAGGAGTAGTGGGCGTTGTTGTCGATGCGGTCGATGGACAGCCCGGTAGGGGGGTCGCCCATGTCGGCATAGAACGCTGCGAAGCTCCCGGCCCAGCGGCGGCACATGGAAATGCCCCGTCCACCGTAGTTCTTCCATGACCGCCCCTTCGGGTTCGTGCACCGCTTCTTAGCGTGGTTCCACGAGTTGTAAGCTCGGGACCCCGACCTGCCATGGGTGCGCCGTGCGTCCCCGGTGGTCTCGCGTCGGAGACACCCGCAAGAGTGGGTGCGCCCGGCGACCATGCCCGAAGCCTGAATGACAACCTCGCGACCTGGGGTGCAGTCGCATAGGCATACCCACTGCGACTGCCCCTTAGGCCCTTTGTCTGCTCTTCGAAGAACCGTCAGCCGATCAAACCGTTGCCCTGTGAGGTCCAGTAGTCCCATGACCACTGTACCCAGGCGCATTCGGCTGAGTGGCCTCGACGTTATCCAAAAGCGATTCGCAGAGGACTCTTGATGAAGTCGAGCTCCTCGCCGGTCTCGCTGGCCAGCGTGACGCTCGAGTCCTGGTAGCCCTCGAAAGCGAGGTCCAGGTGCAGGCGCTCCCCGATCTTGATGCGCTTGGGCTGGCCAACCAGCTTCGCGACCGGGACCTCCATGATCCAGAAGCTCGCCGTGGTGCCCGTCCCGATCTTCTGCACCACCACGAAGGTGTAGGCCGTGTCCGCCGCGAAGGCCGTGTCGTGGTCCGCATCGAACCTGAGCTTCACGCCCAACTTCACGACCGAGGGGTTGCCCCCCACGCGAACGATCGAGGAGACGGTCTGCGTAGCCGAGGGGTCCCGGACCATCTCCACGGCGTCCGCGAAGGCCAGGGTCACGCCCTCGCAGGGGATCGGGGCGATGCGGCTGATGGCCGTGGTGGTGAGATAGACGCTGGGGGCCCACTTGAAGGAGGCGCCCATGTCGTCGCTGGCCGTGGCGATCGAGACGGTTTCCCCGAAGGCGTAGTCGGTCGCGGTGACCCCGAGGGTCATGGACGGGAGCTTGCCCACGGGCAGGTCCCAGGAGAGGTCACCGAAGCAGCCCTTGATGCTGTGCGACGTGGACTGATCGCTCTCGCCCACGAAGCGCTGCTGAATGGACAGCGACCGCTGGAGGCTCTCGCTGGGGGCGTAGTCGTAGAGGTTGCGGACGATCGCCCCGTCGGCGGGGATCCCCGTCAGGGCGGGCGACACGGTGAGCGTGTCCGTGGAGATGTTGGTGATCTTCGTCCACTCCATCTCATTCGCGGCGTTCTCGACGGCGATGAAGGTCCCCTTGCGGAAGTTGACCCCCTCGCCGGTCGTGACCGTGACGGCCGTGGCGCTCGCGGAGCTCGCGCTGACCGACCCGACCACGGCGTACTCCGCGAAGCAGTGGCGCAGGAGGAGGCGGGGGCTGAGGCTGCCAGCCGCGCCCGCTGCACTGAGCTGCGAGGCCGAGGGGGTGGCCTTGAGGAGGGTCTTGAGCCCGCCGACCTTCGACGCGATCTTCAGCCCGTGGACGGGCTGCTGGGCGTCGAAGCGACGAACCTTCTCGTTCATCACGGGGAGCATCTCGGTCGCGAGGTCACCCACGATGAGGTCGTCCCCCAGGGGGAAACAGCGGGTCATGGCATTCGGGAACGATCCCGAGGGGAGAACCCCGAAAGAGGTCTCTTCTCCGATGAAGGTTGCCCTCTCGCGAGCGTTGACGTTGATCTGGGACATCTGTCAGTTCCTTTTCTTGAGTCCAAACCCTGAGGGGCGGATGTGGTGCTTGAAGACGGTCACCCCTGAGGGTGTCATAGGGGAGAAACCAAGGGGGATCAGCGCCGGGTGATGCGAACTCTCCCCGAGGACAGGGCACGCAGGGTCTCCCCCGTTGCCACTCCGATGCCCGATCCCTGACCCTTGTGGGACTTGGCCATTGCATACTTGCGGGACAGGGATGCGAACCTGAGGTCCCCACCATTGCCACCCAGGCGGTTCACGAACACCCCACGCAGGGCGTCCCCTGCCATCACCAGGGCCCCTGCATAGTCGATCCCACCCTGCCCCGACAGGGCGGTGAAGACGTGCTCCTGTAGGGCTTGCACTGCTGCATCCAAGGCTGGACCCTGGATGGTCGTGAATGGTCTGGCAGGACGGCGGTGCCTTGAGTCCCCACCCTCGAACCAAGTCACCCTCAGGGCGATATCCTGGGGGACATCGATCGTGATGGTGTACTTGGACCTGAGCTCCCCGGCCATGACAGACAGGCGCTTGGACCAGGCATCCGCCGTGGTCTTCAGTTCCCCCCCATCTATTGCGATCAGGGCACTCATGGGGCGGGGTCATACGAGGTGGTATTCGAGGTCTGATACCTGAGAGCGTACTGGGTGACCACCAGGAGGCGCCCCCCGCCCAGGTCCACCAGGGAGGTAGCCCCCTCACGAGTGCACCCCAGGGGGACGGGGTCGATGGTGGTTCCGCCCCGCAGGAGGTCGGGGCAGGCCAGGGCGCGCTTGATCCTCAAGGCATCGTTCAACCCCCGCTCCTGGGGGGTCAACGCAACGGTGGCCCGGGTCTCCCCGGTCGCTGCGGACAGGAAGGCCGAGACCCCTGTGCCGTAGTAGATGCCGTGGCTGATGGTGATGCGGGCCAGCATGAACTGGGGAGAGGTGAGGGGGTTGTTGTCCGCATCATCCTCGTCACTGACCCACTCCAGGTGGACGGCCCGGTCGAAGGTCGTTGCCGGGTAGCTGGGATCCTGAAGGGGAGACCTGTCCGTGGATGCCCTAAACCTCCCCGTGGGGATGCTCTTCTGAAGGGCGTCGGGTCCCAGGCTGCTATCCGCACCTCTCCCTGACACGATGATATCGAAGATCCTCTGCCTCAGGGTTTCAAACGCAGTAGTCATGACTGTTGGGTCCTTTTTTCAGCCCAGTAGGCTTTCCTGGCTGCGCGCATCTTCGCCCGAGACTCGGGCGAGACGGGGTGCCCCTTTTGAGACAGAGACATCTTGACGAGAGTCCCAGGGCTGTGTTTGCGGCCTTTGAATGTGGCCAGCGACGCCCTGGTCTCATCTGTCATCGGATGGGCGGCTAGAGTAGCCCTTCGCTTGAGGGTGGCTTGGTGCTGCACTTCAGGTGTGAGGCGAGTCCCCGTTCTCAGGACACTCAGTCTTGACTTGGTCTCCGGCGATCGTTTCTGACCCTTGTTCGAGGCCGCGATTTTGGCCTTGTGTTCAGGGGTTTTGGGGACCCCCCTCGGCCCGCCGGGGGACCCAACATGAGCCGCGCAGTTAAAGCACCCCTCTCCATACAGGGCGGTGATCATCAACTGCTCCAGTCCCAGCCTGAGGACCGGGTCGGGCTCAACCTCCTCTAACGCGAACACGAGGTCGTTCAGGCCGTACTTGTTGACGTGATTCTGGAGGTGAGAGTTCGAGTGTCGGTTGTGACGGAGATCCCTCTGATGGTCCCCCCACCGCTTGTGGATGTCCTTCGAAGACCCGAAGTAGACCTTGAAGTTGGTCTTGGATGTGATGGAGTAAATGCCTGGGATGATGGGCTGCGCCATTTCATCCCCGTTACCCCCCAAAGTCCTAAGATCGGCGGTCATTGGGGTGCCCGCTGCACTACGATCATCACTTGATGGGGCCTGGTTGCATCCACTGACACGAGGTCAAAAAGTTCACCTCCGTCGAGAAATTCCGGGCCCTCAAGCAGATAGGACACCTCGATGCGGTCGCTCCCCAGGGGAACGATCTGACTGGTCGTGTATCCGCCGCCTGGGTAGCTGAGGGTGATGGGTCCAATGAGGTACTGGTTGGCTTCCAGGCGACCACTAGAACCTGCCGCCCGGCCCCCTCCGAAGTAGGAAGAGACGGAGGCGCCACTGATGACCTTCGGCCTTGGGGACAGGACCAGCGTCGTGGTCGACACCAGGGTGGTCCCGGCGAACCCGATCCCGGCGCTATAGGTCTTGGTGATGACCGAGACCTTCGTGGGGCGGGCCCCGGCGCTCTCGGCGGCCTTCCGGCCTGCGTCAGCCGCCCTGCGGTGGGCTGCCCTGGCGGTGGGGTTGTCGGCCATGGTCAGTAGACCTCCTGGGCATTGCCCCCACTGTTGCGGGCCAGGATGTCCCGGATCACCCATCCGATGCCGCAGGCATTCGCGAGCTCCATGCGGAGCTGCATCCTGCGGTTGGACAGGGTCCTGATGGTGGACCCCCCATTGTCCCACTCCACCTCGTCCACCCTCTTCAACCCTGCCTGGGCAGGGGCGTCCCGCTCCAAACCCTCGAGGGTGATGAGGTCGCTGAGGAGTCCACGGACCAGGGTCAGGCCCGACTCCACCTCCACGGGGTAGGTCCCGCTGTGGGTCTTGCGACACACCACGCTGATGGTGCTCCCGGTGATGGCCCGGATGGTCAGGGTCTCCCGCTGGTCGTCGCTGTCCACGACCACCCGGTCCCCGGCGTTCAGGCCGGTGACGCTCGCCAGGGTGAGCACCGTCGGTCCGGCATCCGTGACCGCGGTGGTGGAGGTCGTGGGGTCGACGGAGGAGGAGAGGACGTAGTCCTTCACAATCTGATATACAGACAGGATCGACACATATGGTGTTGCGCCATATGCCATGACATTGTCCAGAACTTCTCGCCTCACCCTGAAAATCTCATCATCTGAAAGTGTGCGGACGGTCATGACTTGTTCTCCTTCTCAGCCTGGCGTGCGAGGTATTTCTGACGAGAGGAGGCCATCTTCTCCCGGGTCTCTGGGGACAACTTAGTCCCCGTCTTGGCCACGCTGATCTTGGCCTTGGTTTCGGGGGAAAGTGCCCTACCCTTGTTTGCGGCCCCGATACGAGCCTTGTGCTCCTCGGACTTGGGGCGACCACGACCAGCCAGGGACATCCTGCGTCGTGCCTCCTCAGAGACCTTCTTCGGGGGGGGACGGTTTGCCTTGGCCTCGGCGGTCATGGTCTTCCCAGTCCGGGACACGATGAACTTGGCCACGGCCTCCGGGCTCTTGGGGACCCCCTTGTGGGCCTTACCGATGAGCGCCTTGGTTTCCGCAGTGTGGGTCCGACCCATCCGGGCAGCCGACTGCTTTGCCCTTGTCTCGGGGCTGGCTTTCCTCCCGGTCATGGGGGCGCAGGCATCCTTGGACAGGTTGAAACACCCCTCCCCGTAGAGGGCATTGATCATCAACTGCTCCAACCCTAGCCTGAGGGTCAGGTCGGGCTCCACCTCCATCACCTCGAACTCCAGGTCGTCCAGACCATACTTCTTGACGTGCGCCTGGAGGGCTGGGTTGAGGTGAACGCCCCGCTTGAGCTGCCACAGGTGGCTGTCCCAGCGCTTGGGGATGTTCATCGACGACCCGATGTAGACCTTCAGGTTGGTCTTGGAGGTGATGGAGTAGATGCCAGCGATGGGGGTGGGCATGATGCTCTTACCCCTTGCAGGAGGATAGCTGGTCTAGTGAAGAGGGGCAGAAGGGGGCGGGGAGGGTGTCACCCGAGGGCCAGGGTCGGAGGATGAGCGCCCCAGACCCTGGACCCTCGGGGGGACTACTTGACGTTGTCGAGCCCGCCGGGCTGAACCCAGCGGCTGGTAACCGTGGTGGTGTCCGCACCGGCCGTGGACGCACCAGAGAGGGTGGCGACGCAGCGGACCAGGGGGTACCCGTGCACGCACGAAGGGGCCACCAGGGCGATGAGCGTGGTCACGGGAGAACCCGTACCCGCGGCCGATGAGGCGGACGCTCCGCTGACGTCGAACCAGTTGGTCCCGTCCTGGCTGACCTGGACCTTGAAGGTCGCGAGCACCGAAGAGGTCGTGATCGCGGAGGTGCACTCGAACACCAGGGAGTGCAGGGCGATCTGCTCCACCGAGTGAGAGGCACCGTTGCGCGCCGTGCCGTTGGCGCTCGTGAGGGTGGCGAGTGCCACCGAGTTGTTTCGCTTGCTGATTGCCATGTCGTCCTACTCTTCTTCCCGAGGTTGAGGGTGGTGAGGGTGTAAGGGGAGGGGTGGAAGGTTGCCCCTCCGACCCCTCACCCCTGCCTGCCTCAGTCCGAGTGGGCCGAGACGGTGAAGCGGTTGTCGAGGACGGCGGAACCCTCGTAGGCGATCCAGACGACCTTCTGGTCCTCGCCGTAGTTGTTCTCGCTGGCCGGGGCCACGCGGCAGCCACCCGCATCGGCGTAGCCGACCGCACCCGGGCCGAACATCACGCCGTGGTTGATCGACACGCCCGCCACCGTGGTGGTGTCGATGACGTTGGTGTTGCACTTGTAGAGCTCGATGGAGCCGTTCACGACCAGGGCGCCGACGCCGCCCGGGGAGAGGAGGTTCTTCTCCTGGAGGAACTGGCTCTGCGACTGGTAGGCCCGGTCGCTCAGGAGCTGGCGCCACTGCTTCGGGGTGAGGAAGCACATGTACCGCCCGTTGTCGAAGCGGGGGATCTTCGCCTCCTGGAGCTCCTCCTCCATGCGGAGGATCGTCTCGAGGTCCATGGGGCGGCTCGAGCCCACGGGCACGACCGGCCAGGCGCCAGCGTCCGTGGTGAGGAGGCCCGAGCTGTCGCCCGGGAAGATGGGGGTCACGCCGCTGTCGAAGTACAGCGCGAACACGCTGTCGACGAACTTGTTGCGGTCATAGGCCAGGTGGGCGCCGACCTTGTCCACCAGGGAGTGGACCGAGTGCAGGGCGTCGTGGCGGCTGATCGCGTAGGGCTGAACCTCCGACCCCGCGGCCGAGTAGGGACCCGCGAACTTGCCGATGGTGATCGACACGCCCTCATCCGACACGTTGATCGGGTTCAGGCTGAGGTTGCCCTGGAACTGGCGAGCCGCCAGGGTGTAGCCACCACCGGAGAAGATGGGGCGGTTCATCCGGAGGGTGTGACCGATCTTGCCCGGCTGGAGCTCGTCGGTCACGGTGATCGCCGCGGAGCGGATGGGGTCCGCCAGGGCCGCCTGCATGTCCGCCAGGGCGGGGTAGGCCGCGCCCGAGGGGGCGTAGCCCGGGAAGGCCTCAGCCCCCACGCGGGAGAGCTCGGCGCGGGCGCAGGCCCCGAACAGGAGCTTGGCGTAGAGGAACTCGTCCGTCGGCTGACGGAGAACGAGCTCGCTGGTGCGATCGAAGAATTCCGACGGCAACGTGACTCGAGAGATGGAACCGGCCATGGTGTTTGCTCTTTCAGTTCAGACAGTTGTTGATGTGGGCTTCATAGCCCGGGAACCGAGTCGCAGTTTGCAGGCTGCGGACATCTTCGCTTTGGTTTCGGGGGTGTGGGTGCGGCCCAAAAAGCCCTTGCTGGCCATCGTGGCGCGCTGCTCGGGGGTGTGAACCCGACCCTTGTTGGTCTCTACGGACTTGGCGTGGGCACCCTCCGGGAAGGGTCGCCCCTTGGCCGTGGCGGACATCTTCGCCCGGGTCTCCGGGGAGTGCTTCCTGCCCGTCATGGGGGCCTTGGCACTCGTGGCCTGGTTGAAACAGGCAGGGCCAACAAGGCCAGCAATGAGGACTTCCTCGAACCCCAGCCGACGGGTCGGGTTGGGTTCAACCCGGACCACCTCGAAAACGAGGTCCTCGACCCCGTACTTGTCGGCATGACGCTGGAGGTGGACGTTGCCGTGCCCCCCCTTGCGAAGATCCCTCCGGTGGACCCTCCACCGGTCGGCGGTCCGCACGGACGACCCCACATAGACCTTGGAGGTCTTGCGGGACGTGATCGTGTAGACGCCAGGGTGGTTCATGGGGAGTCAGTTGGAGGCTTCGGCTGCCTCGGCCTTGTTGATGGCTTCTGCGTTTCGGCTGCGGAACTGCGCGGCCAGGAGCGGTGCCCCCTTCTTCTGAAGGTGGCGGTAGTGGGCGAGGGCCTGGGACTCAGGGCTCTCCGCTGGGGCCGCCTTGGGGGCGGGCTTCTGCGAGGCAGCCGTGGGCTTGGCACCGGCCCCCGTGGTCGCCCCGGGGGTCAGGGTGGCGACACCCACCCCGTTGGCACGCAGGGCCTTCAGGGCCTTGAGCTGCGCGGCGGGGTTGTCCCCGGCGATGGCCAGGACCGCAGCCCTGACGTTCTCCGGAGTCGACTCCATCTCCGCCGAGGCGTAGCTGGAGATGGTCGAGAGGTGCTCCGCGTTCGATGCCTCGAGGGCAGCGATGCGCGGGTCGGCCACCGGCTGGGCCTTGGCCGCCACCTTCGCCGCGTACGGGTTCAGGGGGCGGGGGGCTGCCTTGACCTTGGGGGCCTCGACAGCGGGGGGAACAGGGGCGACCCCTACAGGGGGCGCAGCCTGGGCTGCGGGGGTGACGACGGGCGTCACAGGGTTCACTGCACCGGGGACTGCGTTCTGGTTGGGGTCGCTCATACTATTCTCTGCTCTATGGACAGATCATTGAGCCTGGGGCTCACCGGCTTCCGCCGGGGCCTCGGGCCCCTCTGCCTCTTCCAGGTCATCTTCCGAGAGGAAGGTCTCGATGTCGGCAGCCGACACCACACCGCTGTCCATCTCTTCCCCGTCCACCAGGAGGGTGACCGTGATGTCACCGCTGGGGTCGAAGTCGAAACGGAGAGAGGGGGAACCCTCAACCACCGGAAGACCAGCCATCCCGGCGAGCGCCACCGCGGCCTTGCAGGCCAGGGCAACCGCGTGGAGGGCAGCCATGTCCTCGGGGTTCATGGATCAGGCCTCGGTGTACGCGACGACCACGCAGTAGGGCTTCACGACCTGGGTGGTCGAGGAGGCCGCGATGGTGGAGTTGGTGGATCCCGTCAGGTAGCCGTCGCTCTTCGGGGTGATGCTGATCGACCCGCTGGAGATGGCGCCCGTGATGAACCCGGCGTGCGTGACCTTGGTGTAGGGCGAAGCCAGGAGGGCCGTGGTCAGCGCCTGGCTGATCGAGCAGGTGCGGGCCGTCACGGTCTTGCCGTTGCGGACCGAGCCCTCGATGGCGGCCTCCATGTCCAGGTCGAGGGTGTCGGTGCCCCCGGCGACGGCCGTGCCTCCCGCATCGAAGTAGATGCTGGCGCGCTTGAGGTTGCCGATCGCGGAACCGTTGTTGTCGTCGTTGCCGCGCTCGATGACGACCTGGATGTTTGCGGCGGGAACTGCTGCCATGATGTTTGCTCTCTCTCAGAGGGTTTGAAGGCGAAGGGGTGTCACTTGCGAGGCTTGACCGGCTTTGGGGCATGGGCCACCGGGACCGGGGGGGAGAACCTGAGGCACACCTTGATGACCCCGGGCTCGCGGCAGTAGGGCATCCAGGAGTTGGACACCTTCCACCCGGCTACTTCCGCCAGGGCCTGGAGGTCCCAGTGGACTCTCCCTGCATAGGTGTCTGCGCTATAGGCAAACTCCGCGAACCAGCCCTCTGAATCCTCCACGGTCCTGACAACCGGGGCCCCCTCTACAAGGAGGCGGCCCAGCCGGTCAGCCAGGTCGATGTGGAACTTGGACGGGATCGTCATACCAGACTCAGACGATTAGGAGGAATACCGAGGGGGGACTGGCCCTCAGGTACCCTCCTCGGGGGAGGGGGCACCCTGGAGGAGGGCCATCTCTTCCTCGATGTCGGTCACGCCCGTCATCTTCGCGAGCATCGACACCGCCCTGCGCTGGGACAGCACCTTGCCAGCGACCCCCTTGGAGGCTGCCTCTACGGCGGCGGACACTTCCCCCCACGACTGGGCGAAGATGTCACCCCACCTGATCTCCACGGTCGGGTTGATCCAGACCATGGTGTCATCCGACCGACGGGCCCACAGCTTCGCCAGGGCGGCGCGGGCGTCCTCCCAAGCCCCAAGGTGGACCCCACCCTCCGCGGCCTGGGGACCGGCGCACAGGCGCAGGAGCTGACCCAGGATCTCCACCATGGCGTCCCCGTAGGTGTCCCGGAGGTTGTCGCAGGTGTCGATCATGGGGGCGTGCAGGAGGCTCAGGGCACGGGCGCTGATGTCACCCCGTCCCATGGTCTCGGGGTCAACCAGGACCACACCGAGGTTGTCGGTCAGGATCCTGCGGATCTGGTTCATCGCCGCTTCGATGATCTTGGCACCGCTGCCATTGGACTCCAGGAGCTTGGCGTCACCACCGGGGGGCAAGTTCCAGATCTGCCCGGGGCCCTTCTTATTGGCAGGCCCCTGGCTCCCGCTGTTGCCCGATCCACGGGAGTCCAGCCAGGAGAAGGCGGCGGCCAGGAACCCCTGCTCCGCCATAGGAGCCATGGGTGCCGGGTCCGCATCCTGGTTCTGGGTCCTCACCATTTGTGGATCGCCGTTGTAAAAGGCGTTCCGCACAAGCTGGGAGAGCTCCATGTCCAGGGCTTCGATCTCATCCTCCAGCCCCTCGGCCAGGGCGTGACCATCGATCTCCCCCTCCTGGTCCACACCCTCGGGCTGGGACCGGGTCCACACCACGGGGACGAACTCGATGGGGTCCTCACTCAGGAGTGGCATCTTGGACCAGTCGGGCTCCTCCTTCTCCACCGGGCAGGACTCCCACACCCGGTCGAAACCATTGGCGAGCTCCCTCCGGTACCACTGGAACATTCCCGGGACAGGGGATGCCACCTTGTACTGGATGACCATGGCGGTCACCTTCCCGTTCCCATCCAGGGTCGGGGTGCACCACTTGGCGGGGAGGATCTTGATGCAGGGCCTGCCGTTCTTCAGGGACTGAAGGCAGACGCTGGTGCCGGTCTTCAGGCCCTCGAGCAGGTAGTCATGGGCACGGAGGCTGAGCTTGCTGGCCTTGATGACTTCGACCAGGAGGGCCTGGAGGAGTTCCACGTCCGCAGGGGTCAGGGGGGCGCCATAGCCCCCACCGGTCACGGTCATGGACGGGAAGGTCCTCTCCCCGAACACGAGGCTGGCCAGGCGTGTTCCTGCGATCCTCGGCAGGTGGGACTGGATGTAGGGGGCACGCTGACGGAGGGGGACCTTCTGGTCCCAGAAGCTGGGGCGGTTCTCGATCTTGTACCGCTGCCCGTTCCACAGGGCCTCCAGCTTCTGGAGCCTCCAGTACCTCTCGGACTCCCCCATGGCGGCAAGCGCCTTGTTGAACGCATGGACCTCGGCCGGGATGTTTGGGATCATGGGGTGTGGTTCTTCTTCGGTGTCAGGGGGGCAGTGTCGCCGGAAGCGTCACCCTGGGGCTTTGGATAGGCGGAGAAATCAGATACATGGGTCACAGGTCGTAGTAGTCCTCGGTGACCCCCTGGCGGTTGACCAGGGCGAGCTCACTGAAGGCGTCACTCGCTGCGTCCACCTGGTCATCGTGCGGGCCCTCGGGGAAGGCGTGCATCTCCGAAATGAACGCGGGGGTCCAGGGACCACGGACGATGCCGCACTGGCCCGACCCCACCTGACTCGAGAAGGGCCCCGCCCTCACGATCTTCTTCTGGTCAGGGCGCTTGACCTTGACGTGCCAGCCGGTGAGCTCCTTCTGGTACTGCACCACCACGTCCTTGCCAGCGGCACCGGGGTCCTGGGGGATGGTGATCAGAACCTGGGGACCGTCCATCATGGCCGTGGCCTTGACCAGCTTGTGGACCTCGGTGGGGCCTGCCTTCAGGCTCACCACGTCCAGGACCACATACCGGGGGGTGACCCCCTGTCCCCGGTCCCCCATGAGGAGGCCCACCGTCGGGTCGCCGTCCTTGGAGGCCCCGAAGTCCCATGCCCTCACCTTGCGGACGCAGGGCGGGGGGGCATCCAGGGGCACCCACCACGTTTGGTGGAACAGGCTCCCCTTGCCCACCACGGCGTCCCAATCGCCGTCCATGAGCTTGGCCCTGGTGACCGGGTCCAAGGCCATGAGCTGCGCCTTGTAGTCCTCGGTCAGGTACGGGTTGTCACTGAGCTTCCCAGGGATGTATGTCCTGGACAGGGCATAGGGCGTCCCCTTGGGGACGATGTTTCCATCGGGGTCGAACCACAGGGCCTTGCCCGCCGGGACCTTCTTCTCAATCCACGGGGCGAACCTCTTGCGGACCCACTCCAGGTACTTCCCGTCAGGGTTGCCCGTGCTCCGCAGCCGGATGGGCACACCATGGGAGGACCGCAGACGGGACTGCATGTACCTGTACTGGTACTCGGTGAAGTGGGGCAACTCATCCCACCCCAGATATTGGAGTTCTGCCCCTTGGTAGCGGAAGCAGTCCACATCCCGCTCAAGGTATGAGAACTCAATCTGCGCCCCGCTGGGGAAGGTCCACACATGGTCCCCCTCATGGTATGTCGCACCGAGGGGGCGGTAGAACTGGTGAGACTTGGCGATGAGGGTGCGCTTCAACTCCGGGAACGAGTTCCGAAGGATCAAGCCCCTGAACGTCGGCAGGTGCACCCACCTGAGGGGCGTAACCACGAGCACGGTGGACTTGCCAGGGCCCGCAGCCCCACCGAAGAAAAGCTCATAGGCGCCACTCGCCAAAGCGGCACTCTGTCCCGGAAGGGGCTCCCACTGGGAGTCCGTGCTCCGCCCGGTCAGGACCACCTTCGCGGGGGCCGTGGTCCCGGTGGGGGTCACTCCGGCTCCACCTCGGGGGGAGCGATGATCGTCAGGGGGGAGACGGTGGCCGTGAGGTTGACCTGGGTCTTCTCAATGAAGGCACCCGAGAGCTTGGCCTGGTTCACCCGCACCGAGCTGATGACCCTGAGGTTGTCATGGACGGCTGAGGCCAGGGCGGTCAGGTCACGCACCGGGATGGCCTTGGCATCCAGGGCCGTGGAAAGCTGACGGCGGACCTTATCTGCCAGGAGCCTGCCATCAATCTCTGCCTGCTCCATGGCAGACGCATGGAGATCGCGCCGGGTCGCTTGATCCGCCACCTTCTTCTTGATGATGCCCCTGACGGCGGACTCGGAGAGGCCACACATCCGTGCGGCCTCGCTTTTGTTCCCCGTCTGACTGTAGACCTCCCAAGCCTTGGCAGCTTGAGCGGGTGTGACTGGCTTGGTACCTGGCTTGCCCATACCCCAGCGGGGGTATAGAAGGGCTAACCTCCCGCGGCCTTGCGTTTCTTGGTGGCCGAGATCTTGGCCCTCACCTCAGCCGGGATGGTCCTCCCTAGTTTGGATTGGCGGACCTTCTCCCTGTGCTCGGGGGTGTGGACCCTGCCCTTGCCCGCTGCCGACATCTTGGCCCGGGTCTCAAGGGTCGGGTGCCTCCCCAGGTTGACCACCCTCAACCTCTCCTTGGCCTCGGGTGTCCGGGGGGTCCCGGGCTTCCCTGTCCTGACGGCCGACATCCTGGCCCTGGTCTCCGGGCTGGCAATGGTCCCCTTCTTGGCCTTGGAGATCTTGGCCCCGGTTTCGGGGGACACGGTCCGCCCCGTCAAGCCCGCGCTGATCTTGGCCTTGTGCTCAGGGGTGAACTTCCGCCCGGTCATGAAAGCCCACACGTCCAGGGACAAGTTGAAGCACCCCTCCCCCACCAAGGCGGTGACCATGAGCTGCTCCACCCCTAGCCTGAGGGTCAGGTCGGGCTCGACCTCCTCAATGGCGAAGACCAAGTCCTCGATGCCATACTTGTTGGCATGAGCCTGAAGGTGGGAGTTGGGGTGGTCGCCGCGACGGAGGGAGGCCTTGTGCTGGTTCCACCTCCGCCAGCAGGACACGGAGGACCCGATGTAGATCCTCTGGTTGACCTTGGAGGTGATAGAGTAGATGCCAGGTGTTACTTCCACGCCAGACATTACGCGCAGGAGAGGGTGACCGCGTTGCTGCCCCCTGGCAGCCCATGGGTCCTACCCCGTGTTACGCTGGACGGGGTGGGGTGGAACCGGGCTGCGGGCAGGTGCGGTCACTTACGGGGGGGCATAGCGGATCTATTCCCCTGGGGAGCCACTGCGGGGACGGTCCCCGCTGCCTCCATGAGGTCCAGGAGGCGGGGGTACATCTCCTGCGGGCACGAGACCGACTCCACCCCCGTCAGGGTGACCCCGTTGACCACCACTGGCTCCAGGCGGGCCCACCCCTCCTGGACGGCCTGCAGGACCGCTGCCCTCACCCTGTCGGTCTGGCCATAATAGACCCTCTGCGGGCGGGTGGGCAGGGGACCCTTGCGGGCGTCATGGGGCTTCTTCGGCTTCTTCATGTTCATGGTCGGGTTGGCTCCTTGAGGGCTGTTACGCCCGCCGTGACCCGTGAACACTTGGACAAAGCCTAGAACTTGACCACTTTGGGGACCGGGTGCTGCCCCGGTCCCCGCGGGGGTTGGTGACTACGCCGTGGCGAGGGTCACGCCCGGGGTGGTGTCGTTCACCACCGGGTGCTGGTCGGGGGCCAGGAACTCCTCGATCCACTCCTGGGTGAAGGCTCCCGTGGTGGCCTTCGGGGGTGCATTCCAGGTCAGGAGGCGGGTCAGGTACTTCTTGCTGAGGGTGGTCATGAGGGTGACGCTGCCCTGGCTCACCCGGTAGGTGCGCTCCCCGTTGCTCTTGGTGCTCCCCAGGCTGAGGCCCAGCTTGTCGAGGACCGCTCCCACAAGCTGGGTCGGGTTCTCCTCCACATCCTTCCGCACGGTCACGCCGAGGGCACTGAGGACCCTGCGGTTGTTCTTGGCGAACCGGGAGAAGTTCTCCCCGATGTCGAGGGTCTTGTCACCCCAGGTGCTGGGGCATCCCGTCAGCCCCGCGTATCCCAGGAGCTGGGTGATGGCGACCGCGTGCATGACGTGGAACCCGGCGTGGCTGGCGGGCACCCCTGCCTTGCGCTCCTTCAGGTCCAGGGCCGTCACCTTCTCCCGGTTGGTCTGGAAGGCCATGAGGCGTCCCAGGCGGCGGGCCTTGGTGCGGAGGGCACCCTCGTCGTCCCGGTGCACGAGCTCGAGGGTGATGGTGCCGTAGAAGTCCAACAAGCGGGCGCGTTCGATGCTGTCGGCCTGCTCCCTGTCCTTGGGCTCGCGCACGGCTTCGACCTCCTCCATGGTCATCGGGGCGGCGCCGAAGATGCGGCGGTCCCTGGTGTCCCTGGCCTCACGGCGGGCGGCCTTGGTCAGGGCCTTGACGTCCTTGGTGTCTTCCGGGTCGAGGGGCTCGGTCATGATGTAGGTCGCTCCCATGGCCGCCAGGTGGGCCTCGACAGCCTTACGCCTATCACCGCCTGGGCCCCCGTTCTTCCGCTCCTCGGCCAGGACCTCGCTGTACAGGCGGGTGTGGGCGGTCCGCCAGGGGTCGAGGGTCACCATCTCGTGCCCGTCGTCATCCGTGGTGGTGACGAGGGTGCCGACCGCATGGTCAGCCGTGCGGGTCACCCCGTCCTTGGACCACCAGCGGACGGTGGCGTCCCCCATGGCGATCAGGTTCTCGTAGATGCGAACCGGGTCCCGCTCGGCCCGTCCCTGGCGACCCTGGGGCACGCACAGGCGGATCTCCCGGTTCGCAGGGTGGCGGACTCGGTGGGCGGCCTGGAACAGGTCCTGGGCCGTCCCCACGCCTTCCCGGCTGTAGACGTAGATGCGGTCGAAGTGGTTGCGGACCGTGATGCTGACCCCGGTGCCGATGCTCCCCGTGTAGACCAGGGCATCGTAGGCCGCTGCCTGGTCCGCATTCTCCATGAACCCCTGGACGTCGGGGCGGAGGATCGTGTCGCTGTTGACCAGCATGATGTCGGCCTCGGGGCGGCTCTTCTGGAGCATAAGGACCACGGCCTCGCTGTGGCGCCTGCTCTGGCAGTGGATAGCGAGGGTGCACCCGTCGGCCCACTCCTGGAGCATGTCGCGGTCAGTCTGCGCCTGGTC